TCTCGCGACGCTTAGGGAAATAGGCTAGCGTCCATGGTACGCGACGAGGGGTGGCTAGGGTTCGTACGGTAACTTGGATCGACATCTCAACGTCCTGTTCATAATTTGTCGTTGACCCCCTCGAATGTTCACCATCCTCTATCGTCGCCGTGCGGGCGTAAAACATAGTACATGCACTGAAGAAGATGTAGATTACAATATTATGAATGCCTCTACGTCATCCTGCGGCGTGAATCGCGGCGACCACGCGTCTACGGGTCGAGATGTGCGACGCGCCAAAATGGACATTTCACACCATATCGGCGACGCGCGCGCACTATTCGGCGCGTTTGAAACGTCCATGGGTGCGTTATTATATTTACTTTCGACCGAGTACGGCGCTGGCGACGCGTGCACGCGCGACGTCGACGTGCGCACGTATTTGAGAGGCAGCTGTAAACACGATTTTTGAATTTTGTACCTACTTGCGCATTTTTTTCCCGTCTGACCCACTCGCGACCAATTATAACTCAAGAAATCGGAATTTCTCGCGACGCTTAGGGAAATAGGCTAGCGTCCATGGTACGCGACGAGGGGTGGCTAGGGTTCAGAAATAAGGGTTTATCCGGCGCATGTTTACACGATCGGTGCGCAAAACACTCGTACTTAACACCATATGCACGGTATGTTGTACTCAAACGGTATATTACATAAGCTTATTATATGTTAAGTATGGTATGCACGCGTATGCAGGCCCGGCCTGCATATGCAGGATGCACGCCCCTAGTATGCTGTTTCCGCCAACGCAGTATGAAGCTGCGCGGCGACGTGAACGCGTTTGCGTCAACCATTCAGGCGCGACAAAAAGCACGACGAACAACTCATAGAGATAGATCGTTCGAGATCGTTGCGAGTTCGATCTTCGAGTTCGAAGAGGTCGACGCAAACCCTAAATTCCACTTCCGTGTCAAAAGTTACGGGTATAAATCATCAAAGATTTATATATCGCCGCTTCAGAGGATCGACCAATCATGACTCTTCGAGCTCGAGGGGACTCCTCTGAAGCGGCGATATATAAATCTTTCCATTCGCGGTGACTTTAGGAAAATAAAAAGTGTCTATTGTAGTAATATGAGTGATTTATCCGTACTAGTGGAGGCAAAGAAAGAGTACATCGCCCAATTGGCGACGTGCATGAGCGAGCCCATGGTCGACGTTTTCCAGCGCATGTATCAGGAAGCCACCAAGAATTCGAAGGGCAAAAAAGTCCTCATGACGTTCCAGGCGCTCCTCAAGGATACGCCCAACTGGTCGAACTCCATGGTGAAGGGACACACGGACGCCGTGGTCAATTCGTGCTCCTACTTCGGCGATCTCCTCGCGGCCGTTTTCGTCGCGTCGACGAAGATCATGAGCAGCGTTCGTCTCCGCCAGGACACGCGCAAGATCTCGCTCAAAATGCCGAGCAACGAGACTTTCGTGCACACGGTGTACATCAACGCCGCGCGCGACTTATACTCCGACCCGTACGTGTACCACGACGACATGCCCGAGCACAAGCGCGACGCGGACTTGCGCGTGCGTTTCGCCCGCGTCATCGAGGACAGCGTGAAGGAACTCATTCCAATCAAGGAAATTCTGAGCACCTACATGGCACCCGCTGCGCCCGAAGACGACCCAGATCAGAAGGACATCGATCTCAGTGAAGGCATCGAGGACGCGGAGGATCCGGAAATCGTGTCGGATGACGAACAAGGGGAATTCGATGAAGAAGATGGGAGCATGATGGAGGGCGACGAAGACGAGGAGGAAGAAGAAGAAGCACCGCGTCGCGAAGAAGAAGACGAGGTTCGAACCATGCCGGTGCAGGCTCCGATGGACCCGCAAGCCGCGCCCCCCGCTCCCGTCCCTGCGGGACCTCCCGTCATCAACGAGTTTGGTCCGCCGCGCCCGCAGCAGCCGCAACCGCAGCCGCAGACGGATGCGACCTTCTTCTCGAACGCACCGGACGGTCGCTTGCGTCGAAGATAAATTTGTGTGCGTAAAGTAAGCATAGCATGAGTCAATCAGCTGACGTTGCCGATTACTTGCGTGACCCGGTTTCTGCTGCCATGATCGCTTCGGTGGCGACCGCTGCGTACATCCATTTCAAGTCAAAACTGAACAACGAGGGCCCGCGAGAGCTGGTGGAGTACACGAAACCCTCCGCGCTCGTCGGTATTCTTGTGTACGTCATCGTCTCGGGTGGTATCGGTCAGCGGGAGACCATCTCAACCGAACCGTTCAGGTGATGACGCGATAATTTAGAGAAATGATTATATGACCACCTAGTACATACGTGAACATGGCGTCCGTCGGTGCTTTCAATGACATGATGGCGCAGTTTTTGTCCGAGCTTCAGAAGACTTTGCCGAGTGAGAAGGGAGTCACGAAGGCCATCGCCGGGTTCGAGCTCATGCGTTCGGCCAACCCGAGAAAGGTAGTCGATACCTTCATGACATCGATCGCTCCCTACTCTGCGAAAATCGCCGCCCAGGACGCCACGTTCATCGAAGATCTCCGTAACGTCGAGGGACTCAAAGACCTCAATCTCGCCGCGTCGTGGGCGAGCATGTCCCCGAACTCTCAGGGCGCCGTCTGGTCCTATCTCCAAACGCTCTCACTTCTTGGCACCACTATCAGTGCCCTTCCGGCGGAGACTCTGGGCATGATTGAAAACATCGCGCAGGAGTGCGCGGACGGCATCGAGCAAGGCGGTGAGCTCGATCAAAAAGACTTGATGGGTGCCATGTCGAAGATGCTCGGCAGTATGGGACTCGGTGGTAAGAAATAAAATATCACTCTTTTGTAATGAGCACTCAGGTGTGGTTCGATGACATCAAGCAAATCGTGCGCTCTGACCGGGTGACGCAGTTCTGGCCGAACGACAGGCAGAGCGTGGAAGAACGCGTCAACGCCGCGTCTAGATTTATTATTTACGGCACTTGCGTCCTTTACGCGACGAAGCGTGACCTCCGCGTCTTTATCCTCGGGGCCATGGCGCTGGCCATTCTTTACGTCATGTACGAGAATGGAATGATCGAGTCTCCGGCGGTTTTAGATGTCGCCGCGCCCGCGTCCGCAACTGCGTCCGCAACTGCGTCTGCGCCGTGCCGAGCGCCGTCGGAAGACAATCCCATGGCGAACGTGCTTCTCGCGGACACGGGGTCGGAACCGCGCGCGTGTCCGTACGGCGACGTGAAGGAGTTCGTCCAGCATTTTGCCGAGAACAGAGTGGAATACGATGCCGGTCGCTCACGCACCGCGCTTCCAATCTACCAGAGAAACGCGCACGCCCGTCAGTTCGTGAGCGTCCCAGGACATGCCGAAGACCAGACCGCGTTCGCGGAGTGGCTCTATGGAAAGAAGAGCGCGAGCACGTGCCGAACCGACCCGGCGAGATGTGACCCGAATGTCCGCGGTGTGCAATTGGAAGCCTACGGTGGCATCGGTGATGGTACCTCTCATGGGCGGCTTGGATCGCGATTCTCGCAAAGCACGCCGTAAACAATAATCTTTAGGTATAGTATAATGGCTCAGCAGCTTTCAGGCCTGATCAACCTCAACAGTGGGGTCATTCCCTCCGTGAAAGCCGGTGAAGACGTCTTCATTTATCCTCAGAACTCGAATGATAGCATTCCGGCGGGGCGTCCGAATACCATGCTCTACGGAACCGCGCCGTACAAAGGTGGAAAGGGTGCGCCGAGCCACTTCATCGAAACGAGCGACGAATTGCGCCCGCAGTCCACGACTCGTTTCGGTAAGACCATCGTGCAACCAACAGAACACACCTTGTTTCCAGTCCACACAAACATGGCACCCGCACCAGTACCCATTCCGAGAGAGTACGCGTCGTCGCGCGCCGACGTACAGAACGAGCTTTTCAATCAGCGGTACGCGTCGCAATAAATAAAAATCGTACCATGTATTAGAACGATGGCTGATCCCATCTCCTTGCTCGCCGTCGCTGGATTAGTGTTTGCCGGGCGCAAGCTCAGCGAGGACCCCAAGCCAACGACCGCCGCGAAACCGCTCGATATCGGGGCCCAATCCGTCTCCGCGACCCCCGCAATGGTGGACGTCGCCGCGAGACAACAACAGGAGATCGATGCCGTCCCAGCGTGGGAACCGCAGGACGACATTCCGATCGTTGTCACGCAGAAGCGGGAACAAATGAGTTTCGGTGAGGTTGCGCCACAAGCCCGGTCCTCGGGTGCCGAAATTCTGGGCATGCGCGATCGCATGCAAGACGTCGGCCGAATGAACAATCTCGCGCCCGTGGAGCGTCAGAACGTCGGACCGGGTCTCGGTGTCGACGCGAACGTTCCCGCGATCGGTGGGTATCAACAACTGTTCCGCGTGAATCCAACCAACGTCGGTGAGTACCGCTTGCACCAACTGCCGGGTGTGATGAACCACGCCGCGGATCAGACGGGTGGCCGTCCGAGCGTTTTCGGGCAGATCGGCCACAACCGCCCCGAAAAAACCGCGTACCTTCCCGAGCGATTACCGCCGACGCGCGGGCGATCCACCGCGTTCGGCCCCACGCCCAGAGGTACCCACGTCAAGGGTGCCATCCCGACCAATCGCGCCGATACTGGTACCCGCGCGGACGGACTTCAGTACGCGCCCGCGGCGCGTTTCATCTCCGCGCCGACCGAAGCGCAACCACCGACGCGTTTCAAGTCGGACGACAACACGCAGTTCGGTTACGCGAACCAACCGAGTCCGGGTGTGAGCATTTGGAGACATGGCTACCAACAGTCTCCGCTCGCGCAGGTCGGTAGCGGGAGCACGAACGCGGAGCTCATGGCGCGCGGCCTCAGACCTGAAGATCGTCGGGGTCAATTCAACCGCGCGGGTAATCCTGGTCGCATGAACGTGCGTGAGAACGCCCTGAAAGCGGGAGGTGCGCTCTCCTCCGTGCGCACGGACCAGACCAGGATGGATTCGAGATTTGGCCCGCCTTCCGGCGGATGGATGCAGCAGTACGTGCAACCGAACTTCAACAAATTCAATGCGTACAAGGGCAAAGAAAACCCGCACGCGCGCACACTGGGTATCGCGTCGCAACAGCTCGCCGCGAATCCGTTCGCGCAAGACATTAGCCGTTAGTAATATGTTATGCGATTGAGCGAGCTACCTCGTTCATCGGATAATAACACTCACTCACTCCGCGACGCGACGCGTGAAATTTCACGC